TGACGGCCAAACTGTAAACTTAGAGAGAGTATAACATATAATCACTAAGTTATATCCCGATGGTAATAACTTTATTGGTGAAGCCAAAGTTATGGATCCTCCGTACGCGAAAATTGTAAAGAATCTCAGAGACGAAGGTTCCAAGTTATGGGTTTCGTCCCGATGTATGTGGTAACTGGTTCCACATAGTGTGGCCCTTGTAGTTAAAGATGATTTTTATTTAGCAACTGCTGCTGATATTGTCGCAGATCCGTCCGCTCCTAATGCATTTGTTGAAGGTATTATGGAAGGCAAAGAGTGGGTATGGGATAATGGCGCAGTAAAAGAGATGGATATTGACGCCTATAAGAAAGAATTAGACATGAAGTATCAAAGGGCGCAAGCTAGAGAAGAAAAAGCTATAGAAATCTTTGAAAATTTCATGTCAAAATTTTGAATATTATAAATAACTTATATGTACATTAAAAACAGGGAGTATTCCAAATGACGGATATTAACACTGAACTAGAGAGAATTGCTGATGAAACACTAGGCAACCCTCTAGAGGAAGCACAGGATAACCTAGATAGTAAGGGTGATCCACGGGCTCCTATGAAAGGTGCCGCCCCTTCCCAGAAAGAAGCCAAAATTGCTGGTGGAACTCCGGGTGGTGAGACACAAGACATGGGACCTGCTGTCGTTTCTCCAGATGCTAAATCTGATCCAGGTGATGCTGCGACAAATAAAGCAAAGAAAGCTACTCCCCCCAAGACTAAATCCTCTGATGCTTCTTCCAAACCTATGGGTGATGGAAGTGGTGAAATGAAGGTTGGTGCTAGAGAAGAAGTAGAACTTGAAGGCGTCGATCCAGAGGAAAAAGACTTAGCGGCTGCTCGTGCGGCTGAGAAGAAGAAAGCTGGTAAAGGGGGTGGTACAGCCGGACGGCCGCAGGTAGAGCCCGATGAAGATGAAGAAGATGGTGAAAAGAAACAGACCGATCTAGACAAAGACGACGAAGAGGAAGGTGCTCGAGATAAGAAGCGACCAACCGCTGAAGAGCGTGTTGCAGAGATTGATCTTTCCAGTGATGTTGATGCACTAACATCTGGTGAAGGTCTCTCCGAGGAATTCAAGACAAAAGCTGCTACAATTTTTGAAGCTGCACTGAAGTCAAAGATTCGCACGGAACTTGAACGTCTAGAGGAAGAGTATGCAGAGGCTTATGATTCCGCTATTAATGAAGCAAAAGATGAGTTGACTGAGAAAGTTGATGGTTACCTTACCTATGTTGTGGAAGAGTGGATGAAGAAGAATGAGTTGGCAGTTGAGCATCGGCTCAAGACTGAACTTGCTGAACAGTTTATCGCTGGTTTGAGAACACTGTTTGAAGAGCATGATATTGCAATTCCTGATGAGAGATTTGATATGTTAGAAGCTGCGGCAACGCAAGCTGATGAAATGGAAAGTCGCCTCAATGAGGAGATTGAGAAGAATGTTGCTCTGACACAGCAAGTAAATGAGCTGTCACAGAATGAAATTCTTTTAGATGTGGCTTCTGATCTAGCAGATACAGAAGTTGAGAAGTTTTCAGAGCTGGCTGAGAGTGTGGAGTATGAGAATGCCGACGACTATCGTTTGAAGTTGGAGACAATCAAAGACTCTTATTTTCCAAAAGCGACGATTAACGAAGAAGTAGAAGCAGCGCCGAATTATGAAGATGTAGAAACATCCGGTAACATGGCTGCATATATGACTGCTATTGGTAAGCAACAGAAACGTGCTAGCTAATAGATGAGACAATAAAATTTTTATTTAAATAAAAAATAGGGAGAAAACAATGTTTAACACTGAACACCTACAGGAAAAATGGCAGCCAGTCCTAGAGCATCCTGATCTTCCCACGATTCAGGATCCTTACCGGCGTGCTGTTACAACCCTGATCTTGGAAAACCAAGAAAAGGCTATGAGTGAAGATCGTGAGTTTTTGGGAGAAGTTGCCCCTAACAACCAGACAGCTAATGTAGCGAATTGGGATCCAATCCTGATTTCACTGGTTCGACGGGCGATGCCTTCTTTGATTGCTTATGATGTTTGCGGCGTACAGCCAATGACTGGTCCTACAGGCCTCATCTTTTCGATGAAAGCCAAGTATACATCAAATCTGGGTCCAGAAGCTCTGTATAATGAAGCCAATACATTTTTTGGTGGACAAAAACAGAACGCTACAACAGGAGCACAAGTAACAGCTCAGACTGGTCGAGATGTTTTGGCAGTAATGACAGCTGGTAACTATAATGTCAATACTGGTCTAACAACGGCCCAAGCTGAAGCACTTGGTGATTCAAATGCTGATTCTTTTGCTCAGATGGCATTCAGTATTGAGAAGTCAACGGTAACTGCAAAGTCCCGTGCTTTGAAAGCTGAATACACAATGGAACTCGCCCAAGACTTGAAAGCGATTCACGGTCTCGATGCTGAAACCGAACTCGCCAACATTCTTTCGGCTGAGATTCTTGCTGAAATTAACCGAGAGGTTATTCGTACAATTTACATCAACTCCAAGAACGGCGCACAGACCAATGTGACAAACGGCGGTATCTTTGATTTGAATACAGATTCCAGCGGTCGCTGGTCTGTTGAGAAATTCAAAGGGCTAATGTTCGCCATGGAGAGAGATGCTAACGTAATCGCTCGTGACACACGCCGTGGTAAAGGTAACATCATGATTTGTTCTGCTGATGTCGCTTCTGCTATGACAATGGCTGGTTTGCTTGACTATCAATCTGCCCTTCAGGATAATCTGAATGTAGATTCGACAGGTAATACTTTTGCTGGTGTCCTAAATGGTCGTCTTAAAGTATACGTTGATCCGTATGCGAATATGGGCGTTGGCTATAATGCCGCTGCAGCTGCAACGCAGTACTATGTTGTTGGTTACAAGGGTACATCCCCTTACGATGCTGGTTTGTTCTATTGCCCATACGTTCCGTTGCAGATGGTTCGTGCCGTTGGTGAGAACACCTTCCAGCCGAAGATTGGTTTTAAGACACGATATGGTCTGATTATGAATCCGTTTGCAGAGGCAACTCCTCGAAACGATTCCGGTCAGAGAGATTCTAATGTCTACTACCGTAGAGTGCAGATCGCTAATCTTATGTAAGAGAAGTTCTACAAAAAAGTGTTCGTCATTATATAATAATAAAGAGCACACACTTTTGGACGCCCC